CGGAATGCAAGCCAGACATGGCGTCAATTTTCAAAAATATGTTGTAAGTGTAAATTCTGAAACTTTTGAAAGTTTTGATCAGTGGCTTATAGCACCTGATCCCGGCGGCAATGTTACAATCGAAGTAAGTCAATACAACTCAATCACGGGCGCAGGTCCGAAAAACACGGTGCAAATATGAGCGATCAAATTCCTTATGTTGATGAAAATGTTATCGACCAAGCAGCGGCAATTAACGTTGCAATTCGTTCAATAAATGCACTTTTACAGCTTGCGGTTTTAGAAATTGGTTTAAACGAACCTCCTTTGAATCCATCCGAAGGCGACAGCTATATTATCGGTGAAAATCCTTCAGGTGATTGGATTGGAAAAGATTCTAAACAAGCAAAGTTTTCTGATCAAATTTGGCGATTTTATGACGCACGCTACGCTGTAAATCTTCAAGACGGTGAGTTATGGATTAAAAATAACGACGGTTGGAAATCGCTGGAACTTTCGTTGAATCCGCAATTCGAATCTATTCAACTTTTAGGCGGAACCGGCGAACAAGGTAAAATAAGCTGGAATGCCGATGAAGAAACTATTGATGTTGTTTTAAACGGCGCTATTCTGCAAGCCGGTCAGGAAATTAACGCACATTGCATAAACCTTACTGGAGAAACTATTCCTAATGGTTCGCCTGTAATGGTCATAGGAACGACCGGTGCGACAGGCAGAATGCTTATTGCTAAAATGGACGCTTCCGTATTCGCAAACGCAAAGCGTTATCTAGGAATTGTCACTTACGACATTCCGAATGAAACCGCCGGTAAGGTTACGGTTTTTGGAAAAGTGCGTAATTTCGATACGTCAGAATTTGAAAATGATGACGTTTTATGGTGTGATCCAGCAACACTTGGCGGACTTACTGCAACAAAGCCGATAGATCAATTGGCGCTTCCTGTGGGCTATGTCATAAATTCGCATGCAATTCAAGGCACGTTAATGGTACGTGCAACAAACGTAAGCGAAAATATTGAACAGTCCTCAATTATCGGACTTAGTGCAACACTTTCGCAAAAAGCTGATTTAATTGACGGTAAATTACTTGCATCACAGCTTCCTTCGTATGTCGATGACGTTATTGAATTTGCAAATTTTGCCGCACTGCCTGTAACCGGAGAATCTGGGAAAATTTACGTCACTCTCGATAACGGAAACGGTTACCGCTGGTCAGGCTCACTTTACGTTAAAATTTCTCAACCGCTTGAAGAAATGTCACAGATGGAAGCCGAAGCCGGTACAGGCTCATCGCTATTCGCAGCGACTGCACGGCGTATTAGACAGGCCGTCGCTGCGTGGTGGCTGACGGTATCTTCTGTTTTCGGGCGGAGTTTAGTAAATGTTGCGGACGCGGCGGCCGGGCGTACTGCGCTCGGACTTGGCACCGCAGCAATTGCCGCTATTGGTCAAAACCTGTCTAACTTGCCGACCAACTCGGACATCCAAGCTTATTACGGCATTAAGTATAAGCCTTCAATCAACCCGACTCTAATGCTCGACTTTGAGCGCGGGGAATACTGGGTTTATCAGGTTGAGACGGGGTATCAGCGTATCACCCTGAGCGATTTGCATACCCTGCTGACGGTTGTAAGAGACGGGACGCAGGCGTACTTTGACCCGTGCGGCATCATGCGCAACGCGCCGATAAATACGCTTGCGATCACGCACAACCCGCTGACCGGAGAGTGTCTTGGGGCGTCAATCTGGCCTGCTGCAACCAACAAAGTGCAGCGGTCGTCCGACTTATCGTCATGGTGGACTCCCACCGGTCTTAACCCTGTAACTCCAGCGGCGCTCATCAAGTCCGGGATCACTCTATCGAAGATAGCTGAGGACGGTACGACAGGATTTCACCAAGTAACCGGGACGGTCAATTCCGCATCGGGCACATGGGTGATGTCTGCATATGCGGTTGAAGATGAGCGCACCGCGCTCGACTTATTCCTCAGCGATGGAGCCACCGGTCAAATCTATGCGGTCTTTGATTTGACCACAGGTGTTAGAACCGCCGGGGGGTCCAACGGGTCATGGACAAACTACACGTACGGCATGGAGGACTGCGGCGGAGGGCTTAGGCGCTATTGGATTAGTGGAACCCAGGGTGCAGGGACCATACTGTATCTGCGCACGCGCCTCTACGCAGGCGGTAATGTGTCCTACACCGGAATATCTGGATATGGCGCCTTTGTCGGCGGTGTGCAAATCGAACTCGGTACATACCCATCACCCTTGATAGAAACAACCTCTAGCGAAGTTACTCGCCCGGCTACACAACCGTACTTAGAGGGCGCTGTGTTGCAGGCGCTTTTGCGAGATAAGGCTATAACACTTGTTGCTGATTTTACGATGCGTAAAACGAGCTACGCGGCCGTCGCTTTTTTATCCGACGGCGCAGTCGGTGACAATCGACTATCAATCATCGCATCTAGTGGCGTCAATCTTCCGGCCTATGCATCTGCTACCGCGGGGGGCGTATCAGTTTATACACCTGCAACAGGGAATCTTACAGCGCCGGCCAGACACAAAGTAGCCGCCTCAATGTCTCAGGCCGGCTTAATCGCAAGTCGCAATGGCGAGGTTGCTGCTACAGTCGCATTAGGGCAACTACCGTCTAGCATGACTCGACTCGCAATTGGATGCACTCATATTCTAGGAGGTCAGTTGAGCGGTACAATACGCCGTCTAGAAATCTACCCTGTCGCATTAAACGCGGCTCAAGTGCAAGAGGTGTCGAAATGGCAGTAGATGTAATCGGAATCTTTTATACGCCGGTCGTCACCGACACCGAAGGCGAGTACGTTTCCGGCGGCAATCCGCTTCCCGGTTACCACGTCAATATGATTCCCGCAATACCTGAGTGGGAGAAATACCGCGTCGAGCCGATGAGCAAACACCGTGTCTTCTCGGGTATGGACGCTGAGACGGTATGCTACATTTTCCCGGACGAAGCGACTTTCCTTACTGCCTGCGCAGCCGCCGGCATCACGCCTGCCTGACATGGACCGACATGCGATAAATATTTTTACGAAATGAATGCAGAATTTCGGATTTAGAAATGATGATTCTAAATCATTCTTGAAGTTTCTGATTTTTTAAATCTGCCGCAATCGTATAACATTTCGATTGCGGTGTTTATATATTTTTCATAATCAACGTCTTCCGGGAAAGCTTCTGGAAGCTCCATTAAAGGCTTGCCGCCTTCTGATTTCGAAACTTTAGAACCGCGACCTGCATAATAAATGCAATCGGTTTCACCCTTGGCATAGTAAAATCTGACAACTTTGCCTAAATAAACACCGTCTTTATGACCGCCGCCTGCAACATTTTTAGACGATGTGAATCGTCTAATGTCCGTACATTCTCGAATTGTGCTTTCAATCGATTTTCCGTCGCGAAGAAACTTTAGCACAGCGTCAGAGCAAATTAGAGATTCTGGATTTTTGGAAAGAATCGAGTTTAACGCCGAACCCCTTTCGCAAAACTGACCTTTAGTTTTCATTCCTAATTTTTCGTCAGTAAATCTAGCGTCTTCGTCGAAATCTTTAATCCATTCAGAAGATTTTTTATCAAATTTCATTTTTCCTGCAATATATGCATTAACATCGCGGGCAGCGTATAACCAATATCTAGTTTCTTCTGTTTTATAACCTGTATGAGTTTCCCACATTGCGATCAATTTCCGGAACTCTTCATGCTGCGATTTATCATAAACTGAAACAAAGCCGTCAGTGTTGCCAGAAATGACCCTAATTTTCATTAATTCTGCAGCTTCAATAAGCATCAAAAGAACAAGTTGCCCGGTAATTGTTACGGTTAGCAAAAGTTCGGGTGCATAAACTACGGAATACTTGTTGCCGAACTTTCCAAACAGTCCATTGATAACAATTTTCAAACTGTCGGCAATTGTTTTAAAATGTTTGGCTGACTTTTTGTCCAACAAGTCTTTAAAAGTTTTTGCCTTTCCTTTGGCATCAATTCGAGTTTCAACAATGGTGTTATATACTGTTAAAAAAGCTTCGCCCAAATGCTTGGGAAATAAGCCTAAATTTAAAATTGTTCTAGGATAAAAAGATTCGACATCGTTATCAGCAATAATTGATGAACCTTCTGCGCTGTAAAATATTTTTTGCTCTGTTGAATGCAGGCCGCCCATTCCTAGGTTATATGTACTTCCACCTATTTTTATATCAAGTTTTTCAAGTTCGGAAGGCATTGTCGGCTTTCCTTCAGCATCTATGAAAAACTCGCAATTTTCGATTATTTTCAAAACCTTTTTAAGTTCAGGGCTGACGAAAGAAATGTGCGAAGGTGCTTTATATTTAACCGAAGTAGGTTGAGTTTCAGGAGCCTTTGGCCTATATCCTAAAATTTTTTCAAGTTCTGAAGTTACAACAGCTTCTGCTATTTGCGCATCCGATTTAGAGCGCAAATCTATTCCGTAACGCTCCGACATTTCTATTCTAAGCTCTATCTGTTCAGCAAGCTCATTGAACAATATTTCTGTATTGTCTAGGTCATTGCAACAGTACGGCCTTACGATATCGGCATCCTCTTTTGTTAAAATGTGGTCAGCGTCAAAAGGCAAATCTTGAAGACGTTCGGCGTGAAGTCTTGCCGCGTAAAGCTTCAGCGACATGGGTTTGGCCGAATTTCCACCATTGACAGGGCATACATTAAACAGGTCTATGTGATTATACTGGCCTATTTTTACACCGTATTTATTTTGAACGTCAAACGGTGTAACCTTTTTTGTTCCGTATTGTGGGCCAGATTTGATAATAAAATCGTTAGCCTCTTTAAGCTGATCGTTTGAAAAACCTGACATTGCCAATTCCATCATTGGAACGTCATAACTTCTGCTATTAAATCCGATAATACAAAATCGCCACATAAACCAACGCATTTTAATTTCGTCAAAGTCGGCGTCAGGCGATCTTTCAAAAACTACGTATTTTCCTGTATCAAGATGCTTGAAGGCACAAAACCAAAAATTTCTATAACATTCAGTATCAAAAACGAAAAGGCTTCCAGAAGGAACTTTCATTAATTCATCTTCTGACATTAGGCTTACAGGTTTTAGCCGCAACTTTACGCGCTTGGTTCTATCCAAAAGCTTATTTGCGCCTGTTTTAATCTTTCCGGATTTTTTCATTTTAGCAAGTCACCGATTCAGAACGGTATATCATCATCTAATGATTCAGCTTCAAACTTTACATTATTATCACGATTGTATTTATCAGCTTCCAAACTGACGCCAGCTAACGCACCTCGCATATTTTTGCCGCAAAAATACATTTTAGGGCTAACTGCAGTTCCGAAAAAGTAGATTTGTTCAATTGCATGTCTAAGCCTGTATATCAGTTGAGCTTTAAAGCCCATTAGATCAGGCAAACCGCCTATTTTGTAAATTGACACCATGTTATCACTAGGCGACGATCTTACGTAATCGCCCATCATAAAAACGTTTCCAGTTGGGCTAAACGATTCGGCAAATTTTACAGCTTTTATGAAGTCTGGATGTACCGGCGAATATCCGCCCGGTGAAGAAATTGCGCCCAAATATTCGGGCCAATTTCCATCAACCAACCTTGTTCTTATAAATGATTCATTTTCAAAATAAAATGTGACAGATTCTTTTGAATAACCGAACCCTGTTAAAGCATACGGAGATTTTATAACAGCGACTGCTGCAGATTTAGGAATTAGTAAATTTTCGGGGATTTTTGCGAATCCGTGCCAATATTCAATAATGCCGTATCCGTCTGTTGCAACAGCAGAATTTGATTGCAATAGAACACTTGCCAAATGACTTTCAGAACTTTTTTCATTTACAAGCCTGTAAAGATTTGCAAAAGCATCTTTTACAGAATCGTCAATTTCCAATACGTTCAAGTCCGGAAATTCTATTGAAATTTCTTCGTTGTCAATGCACGGAACAACAGCTTTAAATGCTCCCGAACTAATCGACAAAGCGTTTTTATTAACCTGAGTTATAGAAACCTCATTGCAAACTAACGACAGTGCATCGATCATGCCTTCAATTTGGGGATTGCAATTAATGTTTTCCGATATTTTATGGCCTATTGTCAAAATGTCATTTTCTGCAACAATCCAGCCGTTATTGGCAATACAAAAATTTTGCTTTGAGTTTGCAACGTTTCGTTGCGTTGGTAATAAAAATTTAAATGCGTTTAAAAGTTCTAATGTAGGATTTTCGGAAACTGATTTGCCTTTTCTAAGTTTTCTTTTAGGCCGTTCTTCTTTAAAACTTTCAAGCTTAATTCCTCGTTTAGCGGCCTCTTGAATATGAAATTCTGATTCAGAGACATCAACGCAAAGTTGAGAATCCGGGTCAGAGCCTTTAGAAATTTCGTCAAAATTTCCGACAAAATAGCAATCTGATTCAGGGTGAAATATTAATTGCATCTTTCTTTCTCCAGTTTTGCAATTGCCACTTGCAGTTATCACCAATGCGCGGCAAGTATTTCGGGATATTCTTTATTTACGTGAACAGAAATTGTTCTTGGAGTTCTCAACTGTGAAACAAGTTGCAAAGCTTGAAATGTTGTTGCAGGAGGCTCGCTAGAGTGTCTAACGCGCCACCATTCGACAGCCCTATAGCGAGGAAGTCCGGTATGCTCAAACATAACATATTCGTCAAATCGCTTAGTTTCGCAAAAATAAGAAACTTTCATGCAAGGTGCGGAAAGTAACAAGCCGTTTCTATTTCGCTTTTCATGCAAATTGTAAATTACTTTTCGAACATTGAAATATTCTATGACAGGTGCGTTTCCCGCTATAAGTTCGTCCTGAGCGGCCAAATCCGTAAGTTTGTTTTCAAACGTAAATTCATATCCGCAATTACAACAATTTCTAGCTGCAGCGTAATTATAAACACTACACTTAGGACAAATCCTTACAGGCATGTCACCGCCACCCTGTCCCGGCTTACGTGGCATCCTAGGATCGTTGATTGGTCCTAGACGTTCGCAGTTGCGGGCAAAATCACCCACCAGACAATCGCGCTTGCCCGTGGCGAGGCTTGGACGCGTTCCCCTGCCTCCCATCTGTACCCACAGGGGAATCGACGTTGTAGCCCTGCCGGCAAGGATGTAATCTATCGCAGGATCGTCAAAGCCGGTCGTTAATTTGTTGGCATTAACCAAACACCGGAATTCATGATTTTTAAAAGCTTCGATTGTATAAGCGTTTTGTTTTGCGGAAAGTTTCGAATGCACAAACGCCGAACTTACGCCAAAATAATTCAAAACTGCTGCGTAATGTTCAGCGTTTTTAATTCCTGCCGAAAATGCTAACCAATGATTACGATCACAGGCAATTTCTAAAGATTCTTTCACAATAGCTTCGACAATTAAATCCCCGTCAGAAACTTTTTCCAGTTGCGATTGATTAAAGTCATCACCTATAACTTTAACGTTTGAAACGTCAATTAGCGAATTTGTTCTTTTAGGAATCAATGGGGCTAAAAATCCGTCGGCAATCAATCTGTTAAAAGAATTTACATCGCATATGTTATAACATATATGTGTAAAGATTCCGTTTTCTAAAATGCTGCCCATTCGCATTCTGTACGGTGTTGCTGTAAAACCTATTACTTTTAAAAACGGATTTATTCTTTTCAAATAAGCTATTACAAATTGATAATCGGAGTCCTCTTTATCTGACAATAGATGACACTCATCAATAACAATCAAATCAATTTTTCCGAAATGTCTAAAAGCTTCCGGAATATCAGCTTCTTCAACTTCAGATTTTTCAATTTTATTTTTAACAGACTTGATGCTGCCGTAGATAATCGGAAGCTTACAGTCTCTTCTTTTAAGCTCTGCGCAATATACCCCTAACGGAGCTGTCGGCCAAAGCTCTAACAGCTTTTCGGAATTTTGTTCAATTAATTTGCTGATATGCGTGAGCATCATTACACGCTGATCGCTGAAGCGCTGAAAAACCTTTCTTATAAAATCGCCAATAACAAATGATTTTCCTGTCCCTGTGGGCATTGCAACAACAGGATTTCCGGTATGATTTTCAAAGTAATCAAAAATAGCAAAAACTGCTTCTTTCTGATACCAACGTTCAGAATAATTCATAATTTACAAACTTGAACGTTACGAAGAATTGCCATTGAAGTGCATGATCGCGTTAAACCGTCTTCGCCAAACGTTAAAACCGTTTCCGGATTAAGTAGATTAAAAATCCACTCTGATCTAATTATTCCTGCAGTTTTGCCCAATTTTTCCCAATGAATCGGAATATCCACAAGAGCAATACCGTTTGATTGACACCATGTGCGGCATACACCGTCACTGAAGTAATTGCCACCTATTATTATTGCAAGTTCGCATTTGTAATAATCCCTCGCTTGATCTAGCTGACATAATATAGCGTTACTGTCTTTAAAATCTTTTGCAGCAACTATCAAAATTTTGTGCAGATTTTGCGAGCGAGATTTATTAACGTTTATCATTTCCATTCCGAATTTTGCGTAATCGGGAGCCAACTTTCGCAACCGTTTAAAATAAAATCTTTAGGAATTACTGAGTTATGTTTTTGACAGAACCATTCGCAGTTTTCAACGGGTTTAGATTCCGTACAGCTACGACAATTTTTTTCAGGAATCGCCTTATCATGACAAATATGTTTCGCTTTACAAGTTTGACAGCCGACATACTTAGAATTTTCTGATATTTTTTGCGGTGCTGTTTGCGAATTAATTATACTTTCCGCCTTTATAAGCATTGTTCTGCCTAGCTTTTTACTAAGCTTCACAATTTCGACATGCATGCTATCATCGTTTTTATTTATGTACATGTACATGCAATAATCTAAACCGAAACCACCTTCAGAATATGTGCATTCTTGTGCAAAATGCATAGGTTTTGCAACTTCTACACCTTTTTCAGAAATTGCTGTAAATCCTTTTCCGGTGCCGTTTGTTTTGAAAGATGCGAGCATAGGCGCATCGATACCGAAGCATTTCGGAAGTTTTATAACAGCGTCAATTGATCCGCCAAAATGCCCATTTATTGCACTGAAGCTATATTGCGGAAAATTTCCCTTTTCGTCATGAGGCTGTGTTTCGTCAAATGCCCAAACTTGACAGCCGATAGCGTTAAGCCATTCGATAAATCTGACTTCTTCGCGGTTACCCCTGTCCAAAAGTCTAAGATTTCTGGCTTTCTCGCTCTCGTTCGAGAATTGTTCTACAAAAGCCCATCTGAAGCAATACCACAAATAACGATGACATTCATGACCGATAACACTTGCACCAAGCCTTGTATTAAATTTGTCATAATTTTGGTTGATTGCTAAATCAATCGCCGACATTACTTTATGTCCGACGATTGAAAGTTCGTTTTTAGTAGTCATTCAAAATTATCCAATTGTGTTAAAAAAGGGGCGTTTCCGCCCCGTTTTCAAAATGCGTTAAATTAACGCGCCCATGCTGGACGATTTTCACCGCCGCCGTTGTTTTGCTGCTGTTGTTGCTGTTGAGCGTTCCAACCGCCGTTTCCTTGGGGCTGGCTCTGCTGCTGTTGTTGCTGGCCGTTACCCCATTGTGCGTTATTTCCTTGAGGCTGGTTGTTCCACTGGCCGCCGTTGTTTTGCTGCTGTTGTTGCTGTTGAGCGGTAGCAGTGTTGCCTTTCTTGCCCGGTTCGCTGCCGTCCAAATAAAGAAACTTTTTGACTTCGGTATAGCCTTTTTTCGCAGCTTCCGGATCGCGTTGAAGCTCGACATCGACCATGAACGGAATATTTTGCAAAACATCAACGTCATCAACGCGAAATTGATTCGTGACGTGACAAAGCGCAGAAAACTGCCGATTTGCAATATCAACAGCTTGCGCAGATTGATTGTAAAGATTGATTCGGACTACGCCCCGCGAACCCTTGTTGGGACCGTCGATAATTTCCAGCGTCAGAGCCAGATAACCGCCGCTATTATCCTTCGTCGCAGCAACTTCGTTAGCGACAATTACAACAGGATGCCGGCCAACAGGCAAATTTCCGCCCCCGCCTTGCGTCGGATCAACGGTAGTCGCGTCAAAAACTTGAAAAAGCTTTGCCATTTTTAAAACTCCTTAAGGTGTTTGCGAATTATAACGGCTTCGCATTTGCCGTAAATTATGACAGCCTTGCATCTGTCTGGATACCTCGCGCTCTAGCCGATTTCGAACCTGTATCTACTTCTAGTCGGTGCAGTTCCTTACCACTGCTAAGACTGGTCCCCGGTTCCGGGATCGAACCGGAACGCCAAAGGCGAGGGATTTTAAGTCCCTTGTGTCTGCCAATTTCACCAACCGGGGAAACAAAAACTGTTAAGCTTGAATCTTTTTGAACAAATCCGTTAAATTTGGCGGTTCAAATTCATTTAAATTTCCCGAACGGTCGCGGGCCAAATATGCAGAACTGCCGCGACAATGAAACGCCACCGTTTCGCCAACTTGCGGAATTTTTGCACGCGCCATATAAATTATTTCATCGTAACGATGGGGAACCTTAACATTCAAATCTTGTCCGGGAAAATAAGGCTGTTGCTGATATTCAATCTCAACGCTGAAACCGCCGCTCGCATTTTTTACCATAGTTTTGCCAAACTCAACCTTAGTTTTTTTGCAGATTACGACAATATTCTTATTTTCAGTAAAAAATAGACCGTCGAAATACCGCATGCAAATTTGCGACATTTCGCCATAAGCCTTTCTGCCGTCTTTAAATTTCGGCAATTGGTCCGCTAGGACAATCTCGGCAAGTTGCGATCCAGAATCAATAGCCAACGTGTCAAAACGCTTGCTTTCGGCAGAATTGAAAAACCAATCAAAAAATTCTGCAATTTTTTCGGCGCTGTATGCTGCGAATGTGGGCAGATTTGACCCTTTCATTGACAGCAAACCGGGCTCAGTTGCCAGCAAAAGCGGTGACGGTGCAGTATTAAGACAAGGCGTTTTACCTATTCCGGGTTCGCCGTAAAGTATCACTTTGACGCCGAATTGCCTTGCAAAATGCGATGCCGGCCGCAAATCTTTTACATTCATCGTGTCAATCCCCTTGCAGGCAAGTCTGTTGTCGTTTCGAGCATCATGCACAACTTTCGACAGCGTGTCAATTTTTTTTGACTGTACCTTGCAAGCTGTGTAAGATGCCCACACTGACAGGAGTTTGCGCAAATGGATATGACAAAATTGTTGAATTTGTTAAAAAAGCTTTCGGAAAGTCACACTTTGCGCGAACTTGCCGAAATGTGCGATGTATCGCACGAAACTATTAGAGGTTTGCTTTCCGCATCGTCGCCTTCAGAAGTTAGCATTTCGTTTCGCACTTTCCAGAAGATCGAAAAGGCATTGCAAAAATGAATTTCGACAGAATCCCAAATGAATTAAAAACTTTTGATAATTGGGTTTTGTGGAGATTTGAGGATCGACAGGCTGAAAAACCTACAAAGGTTCCCTATTCCGCAAAAGATGGACGCGCAGCAAGCGTTAAGAATCGTGACAGTTGGTCATCATTCCTAAACTGCATTAGTGTTTTCAATTCAGGCAATTATGACGGAATCGGTTTTGTGTTATCAGATGAAGACCCTTTTACGTTTATAGACCTTGACGATTGCAAAGGTGATGAAAAAGCGCTTGACAGACAGATAGAGATTTACAATAAATTTCAAAGTTACGCCGAACGTTCGCCTTCCGGAAAAGGTTTGCATATCATCGTAAAAGGTAGCGTTCCGGCTGGCAGAAAAAGGTCATTCGTTGAAGTATATTCGAATTATCGTTTTATGACGATGACCGGCGACGTATATCGGGATTTGCCTATTTGTGATTGCAATGACGCTGTAAATGCACTTTTCGAGCAAATGGGTAGTTCCGGCGAAGATAAGGCTAAATTTTATTTAGGAATCGGCGAGGAAATTTACACTGACGATCAAGTTTACAATTTCGCATGTTCGGCAGCAAACGGGGAGAAATTCTACAATCTTTTTGTCGGAAATTGGCAACAATATTACAATTCGCAGTCAGAAGCAGATTTCGCCCTTATAAACATCATCGCGTTTTATTCTAAAAATCGAATTCAAGTTAAGCGTATTTTTGAATATTCGCAATTGGCTAAACGCGACAAAGCTAAACGCGAAGATTATATGAAATGGATGCTTAACCGATGTTTTGACAACCTTTTGCCGCCGATTGATATCGAAGGTTTACGAAATAGGCTTAACGAAGCTATTGATAAAAAGATTGCCGGCGAAAAAGAAAGGTTTGAGCTTTCCAAACAACGAACAGTTGCCGAAAGAAACGATGCAATTTCAACACCTGAAATT